AGATTCGACTGCTTCCGTAAATCGATCCACGATCGGTGAGGATGCTTGCGCACTCATCTAGCAGCTTAACTCTGTTTGTCATAATCAAAGACTTCATCTGACTGCTGTTTGATGTTAATCATTCTGCGATGCATATCCCAACCCATTGCCCTGCCCCGCCAATAGCCCCGATTGTAAGTTTCGGTTTGCCATAAGTTAAGTGCGTAGGCTAATAAGCCGGTTGCTATCATAAACCACAAAACTGTCAATCCGTTGATTTTCATACGCTCACCTCTATTTTGTCAGCGTAAGCACTTTGCCAATCAAAGCCATTTGCATCATCAATTGCATATCCGGCTTTAACACGATCTTTGTGAAGTTCAGCTGCTCTGTGTCCAGATGGTCGTTTGCATGCCATTCCTGCTTTTGCTGAGCAAGTAGGACACTCTAAAGACCTTGCACAAACATCACCACGAGTTGTGCCTTTGCACCACTCGCATTTTCTTTCATTTGCTTTCATGTCGCTCCCTTACATATCCACACACCCTGTGCAGATACATAAAGTATGACCTAAATCAAGGACATTGCGTGGATTTGTAGCAGTTATTTGATAACGAAATGATAACGATTAAGCGTATGTGCGCTTGTTATATGTAAATGATCCATCTTGATTGACCGGTATTAACTCCACTTGATGACCTTTTCTACCAAACTGAATTACCACAAAGCCCATGTTCCAGTCAGCTGAATTGTATTTTAGATATCCGGCTTGCCTCATGTCCATAAGGTGTCCAGCCTCAATGCCCCAAATCGTTGAATAACGCCCATTTAAGCCAGTTGTATGCCTGACAGCACCCTGCCTATGGGAATGCCCACAAACAACGCTACCAGCCCACTTTTTGGCAAGATTTAGGGCAGTTATGCCAGCATGCTTAGACATGTTGCCTTCATCGCCATGTGCTAAATAAAAGCCTTTCTCAAACTCATAAGCCTTGCGATGATATTTGATGCCAAGACTTGCAAAATTCATAAACTTGTCATAAGCCAACTCTGGCAATCCAATTAAAGATGGCGCACCTTTAAGCAATGTGGTGTAAAGCCGGTCGGTATGGTTCGACCTTATGACATCGGTTGTGCCTAAGTCGTAAAGTATTTCTTGACCAAGTGATCGTTCCTCATCAAGTGTTTCTGCAAACTCTAATTTAGTTCCTTTTGCCCATCGGCTCTGTGAGCCAAGATCTAGCTCATCACCACAATTTAATACAAAGTCAAACTTCTCACGCTTTGTCATTGCAATCAAATTTTTAACAGCTGCAACATGATGCAACGGAATTTGCAAATCTGGCACGACTAAATACCTACGATTGGGTTTAGTCGTCATCCTCATCCGGATCGATGCGTGGAATTATCGCATCAGGTTTATCATTGGAGATCCAGTCGGGCAAGGCGTTTGGCTCTTGCATAATCCAAAACGCCATTTCTTTTGTAAAACCTGCACGCTTTGCAGCTGTAAATGCTTCATGCAATGCAATAAAATGTGTATCTAGTTTGGTCATTTCACGAGTTTGGCGAACGACTCGACGATTGATCTTTTTGCGTTTGATAGGTTTTCGTGTGTTCGCCATAGGAAAATTATTGCTTACTGATTAAGACAAACAGATCATCAACACGCTTTTCTAATCGAGTAATTTGATCCTTGATGCTTGTTCCAGAATTCGGGCGCAACTCATTAAGCCAGCCTTTAACTAAGAAACGAAACCCGATCAGCACGCCTGTTAGCACAGCGCAAATGCCAGCTCCAAAGCCAGCCCATTCTGTTGGTGTCATTTGGCATTAACGCCATAATCTGCTTCGCTCCCTGAATTTGGATCAATTGCTTTTACTATTGGTGCAATCAATGCGCCAAGCAATACTGCAAACTCTGGTCTAATATCAGCAACGATTGCAAGTGCAACAGTTATGCCTGATGCAGCCACAGCTCTTAAATATGACTTAATTGCTGCCTTGTGTTTATTTGATAGTTTCATGCATCTCCTATGGTCGGGCAACTGCCATGATTACTGAGTAGTTGCGTTTGCGTAAATAAACACCATCGCCATTTGATTGGCTTCCTGCTTTACCAGATGAGGTATTGCCCTCAATTACTTGTAGATATTTTAACGCTGTGTTGTTCCATTTGACAATGCCAACATGATCCGGCTCAGCATCTTTGTCAAATTGAAAGAAAACAATATCACCGGCTTTTGCTTGTCCTATTGGTATCAACTTGCCAAGCATTGCAAACCATTTAAGTGCATGATCGCAACTTGCAAACCCTTTACCGGATTGAGCTGCTATTGATCCACCAAGTCCTGCTTTGTTATAGCACCAAGATACAAACATGGCGCACCAAGCCTGATTGTTTAAGCCATACCATTTGCCATATTTTGTGTCATTGACAGGCTGCTCTTGATAGCCAATCTCAGCTTTAGCAACCTCTAATAAGTTTGGCATCATTTCTCAAAATTATGCTAATAGTAATTTAGCCTCGTCAGCGGTTATGCCTAAACGCTTAAGAAGTGCAGCCTTAGCCTCAGCTCTAAATTCCCACTCAGCCTTTGCTGTTTCTGCATCTGTTATATCTTGTTTATGTTGAGCAAATTGTGCATTTGTCATTTCCTGCTCAACAACTTCATTGGTTTCGCAGTTGTGTATTTTGATGATTGGTTTAGTCATTATTTCACCCCGTAAAGAATATAACTTCCACCAGCCCAAGTGCCGGATGTTGGTGCGATATTAATTTGATCGATGTTATCTGTTGTTATCCAATATCCTGCTATTGTTCCAACACTAGGCGTGCCACTAGAATAACTATAACCAAAATTAGTTTGGATTATTGTCTTAGTTGTTGTGTTTGCATAATCAAAAATGTTAAATACACAATGATTACCAGCAGAACTATTATCTTGTTGGTTGGCTTGATCAGAAATGAAAAAAGCAGAATCTGGAGTGCTGTAATTTGCAGCAGATGAAAATGAACCAATCTGTCGGTAATTATTAGCTGTGCTATTGTTATTTAGTCTAATGCGAGTTAAACAAACATTTGTTGAATAAAAATCTCTTAGTATTAATTGCAAGTTTTTGTAATCTTGGCTGATTGTTGTAAGATCAACACTTGAACCGCTTAGATTTCCTGATGCAATAACAGTCATTCCACCACCAGCAGCAGGAGTTGCCCAAGTTGGAACTCCACCCGCAACAGTTAGAACTTGAGCACTTGATCCAATCCCCAGTCTTGTATTAACATTTGAGGTTGATGAACGAAAAGATAAATCTCCAAGAGTTGTTTCAGGATTTAAGTTTTTTGTTGTCGTATCAACAGATGAGCCAAGTGTGCGAATTGCTGATGCGCCATCCTTGACCAGAGCTGTATCGTCTGGAGTTGTCCAGCCGTAATTGGTAGTAGTTGCCATATTGTCCTATTCTCAGGATACGATTGTAGCGTATTCCCATGTTAGAGTTTGATCTATCGTTTGGAATGTTTCATTTATTGGAACTGTATTCCAACGCATTGCCACCTGACTAAATGCCACAGGCGACAGGTTAAGCGTTATGAATAATTCATTAAATCTTGTGCTCCATGACCAGCCCTCAACATACCCCTCAAATTCACCGCCTGAGATTTGATCCGGCAGGTTTTTTAGGTTAAGTGGTTGCCCCATAAACACGCCAAGCAAATGATCTCTGTCTGCATCATCAATCTCTGAATTTGTAATTGGGAAGGTTATTGATTGAAATGCCGGTAATGGGAAGGCTCGTTGAGCAATGTAGCGATCTGCAACCTCTTGCGCATCCACAGCTGAATGAATGACTGAGTTGATGCTTTCCGCTTTGTAGCCGTATAAGGCAATTGACTCTTGCGATGTTGCAGTTTCTTGTGATCCAAAGTTGTTGCCATAATTGATATAAATGTCATTGCGTAAGTCAGCCGCTCGGACAACAGTTGAAAGCCCTTGACCTAAAGCATGGTTAGCATCAAGATCAACATAGCCGTTGGCAAGTAAGTAAGTCTGTCTGTGGTCTGCATCTGCATAACTTATGTCGCCATTGTTTTCCTCATACAAATAACCAAATGCTGAATTGGCAATTAGACTTGCAATGTTGTAAATGGTGTCAGGATCGGCTGCTCGATGTTGCATTGTGTATAAACCCGGAGTGTCAATTGTGCCAAGTCCTTGATTACCGGCTTGCGCCCATGTTTCTGTTGCATCATAGGTTGCCCATGTTGTAGCTGCTGGCACATCATTCCAAGAAGCAAGCAAAACACTCTCTAACAAAACTCGAATTTGGTCGCCATCCTCATCTTGTGAAAGTGCGTCATTGTAAATCTCTTTTGCTAGTTTAACCAGCGCACCCATTGCAAGGATTGTGTAAGAGATGACTGTGGCAATTTGTCCAGTTTGCGCAACCTCAACTGTAATGTCAGTTATGTCGCCACCAAATAAATTAACATAAGCCGCTGAACTATCTTTGACCTGCAAACTTAAACTGTCGTTAATGTCAAATGGTAATGTCTGTCCAGATAATGCAACAAGGCTAATTTGCAAATAAGATGGGTTGGGTTGTGTATAGATATCATCCCGACCGCTTTCATGCGTGATGTCGCTGATTGCAATGTCTGTGTAATCAACACCGGCAACAGTCAATTTCCAGTCAGGTGTCCAGACTGTCATTATCCGCCCTTTATGCCTGAGTTATACAGCTGTGGAACTGATCTTGATGCGCTTTGATTTAATACTTTTGCAACTGATCTTGCAGCACCCTCACTATCAACTGCTTTGACTGTGATGTTATTAATGACAGTTGGTGCGCCTTGTGGATTTCCTGACCCATAAGTGAAATTAGATGTTGGTAAAGACATTTGAGCAGATGGTGCTGGATTAGAAATTGATGGGATATTAACTCCGGGAATAATGTTTGCAACTCTTATCATCTCATTGGCAAGTGATACAACCAAGCCAATTGCCTCACGCACAAATGTAATAAAACCAGAGATCAATCCTGCCACTTTGCTAATTGCATTGCCAAAAGCCTCAGCACTTCTTTGTGTTTCAGTTAATGATGCGCTTAATCCTTCATCACCAGTTAATCCTGCAATAAATCCATTTAATGCTGGAATGCCGGTTGTGTTTAAGAAACCAATAAACTTTTCTACCTGTGGCAATAATGCAAAACCAAGACTTTCCTTAGCCTCATCAAATCCAACTTTAAGGCGATCAATCTTGCCTTGAAATGTTTCAGCGTTTGCAGCTGCTGCGCCACCATAAAGATCCGACAATTTTGCTTGAACCTCTGTAAATGACGAGGTTGCCAATTCTGCTTTTGATAAGCCAAGTCCTAATCTGCCGAGTGCGGTTGTGTTTCCGTCTTGCGCCCGACCCAAAGCATTTGCAACTGTTTCTAAATCTAATCCTCGACCCTTTGATATATCTAAAGCAAGGTTTAATAACTTTTGTGCTTCCTCAGTTGACTTTGTCGAAACTGCCAATCTCTGCATTGCTGGTCTAAGTTTGTCATCGGCAACTCCGGTTGCAAGTGATGTTTGCAGGATCATGTCCTCAGTTGCCTTTATTTGGGCATCAGTAGCCCCTGTGGCAGATCGTAGGGCAGCAGCCAACCTAAGTTGTGCAGCCTCATCCTCTATCGCAGCCTTGACCCCATCAACGGCTAATTTAGTGCCATAAGCAACGGCAGCAGCAGCAGCGACTGCAAATGCAGCAGCAGCCTTCTTTCCAAATGCTGCAATCTTTTCGCTATTACTCTCAACTGCATTATCAGCTTGATTAAGTTTGTTTTTTAGATCATCAATATCTGCAAGGATCTTGAGCGATAGGGTTCTGGTATCTCTTGCCATTACGACCACTTATCCAAAATGCGGTTATACGCTGCTTCCCATTTGCTAATCAATTCAGGCTGAATTCTGCGAAGCGTTGGGTAGATAAACCAACCACGACTACCTCTGCCTTGCCTTCCTGAATAACTAGGGAACTGCTTGAACTTATTAGATCCAAACTCAACACCACCCCATAGGGTTTGCGTTGTAGCCCCACCTGAAAACTTTTGTCGTGCGAAACCATATTTGAATTCACCGATTTTGCTTGACTTTGAGATGCTAACGCCATCCGCAACTCTTTGCGCAATCTTGCCCGATTTTGTTCTGCCTCTAGCTGCTGTCTTAATTTCCTCAGCTGCATAAGTCGCCAGAGCAGCAGATTGAGTTCTTGCCTCATCTGTGGCTTGCGCATCCATAACTTTGAAAGCCTTGAGAATATCCCGAATATCATTGCGATTGTAAGCACTTGTTTCACTTGCCATGCCTCGCCTCCAGTATCTCTATTGCTGTCAAGATGTCCTCTGCATCAACCCATTCGCTCATCGGTATCTGTGTGGCAATTGCCAACTCTACCAATAGCCTGTTTAGGCTTCCTGCTTTATGGCTTTTGGGTCTGCATCACCAACGATTACATCGCTGATAGTTTCCATCCAAGCCTCAAAAGGTTTGACTGGCTTTCCGGCACTTTCACGCTTGTGTGCGTTGTATGCCAAAAACATAAGATCCCACATGCCAAGTTTTTCTTTAGCTTGTCCAATCGTATGACCAGTTTGCTTTTCCCAT